CTAGTTCTATTTCAATCCACCCTAAAGTAACTGGGTCGTGGGTTGCTACTTCTTCATTTGCTTCTAATAGTAGCTTTAATTTTAATATTACTCCATATTTTGGACCTAATGTTGAACAAGTATTCTTATTAGAACCAATTGCTGGTATTAGAAACCGTGTAAATGATAAAGTAAGAATAGTAGAAGAAATTCTTCCAGTAGGAGATACTTTATCTCCATACATCAGTATTCAACAAAACTCTCCAGTTTCTCAATCATACACTCCTGATCTTAATCAATTAGAGGTAGCATTTTCTCCACAAAACGAGATAAATGATGATATTACTGCTCAGCTAGCTGGTTTTAATTTAGGAGAATATATTGGTGACCCAAGACAAGTATTTACACAAGAAACTTCATACCCTGCTTTAGATGCTTTAAGAAATTCATATTTTGAAAAGTACACTAGCAATTATGATGCTAACGATTATATAAGACTTATCAAATTCTTTGATAATTCATTATTTAAAATGATTAAAGACTTTGTACCTGCTCGTACAAGTCTAACATCTGGGGTTGTTATCAAACAACACTTACTAGAAAGAAACAAATACCCAGTTCCTCAATTACACTACTCAGAAAGTATATATACGGGTTCAATTGAAAGTGGATTTATAACAGGTTCGCAAGCTGGTGGATTTGTTACTTTAGGAGATGATTATAGAGGTAATCGCCCTGTTACCGCTAGTAATGGTCAATTATTTACTGCTCCCTGGGCTTCTCCTATAGCGGATTCTATTGGCTTAAATGTAACTCAAAGTTGGTTAGGTATTAATATTACTCCTAGTGGTGCTTTGGCTTTTACTCAAAGTAATGCTCAAGAATTTTTTAATGGTGAGTTAAGTGGTTCAGAATTAATAGTAGAAAATGGTGATCTAAATGGTGGTAATCCATTCTTATCAGTTGATACTACTCCTATAGTATATGACTTAATTACTCGTAACCCTGCTTCTACAGTATTATATTATACAGGAAGTATACCAGTATTAGGTTCAACAGTTGCTAAACAAAACGCTATAGACTTTTTAATTACTAGATCACCTGGTGATGGTTTAATGCAAGCTGCATTTACTTTTGTTCCCTCAGGTTCTAGAACTGGTACTATCACAACTACAGTTTTAGGAACTGGTTCTGGGGATCCTGCTGGTTCTAAGATTTTGTATTTAGATAGAGAAAATGCTGTGGGAAGTAATGATGATATTGGAAATGGTACTTTAATCCCCTTAAATTCTATATACCAGTTTAGGTCTGCTTCAACTACAGATTTAAGTAATGGTCCTTTCTATGAAGCTAACTTTGTACAACAGTCTAATAGAGGATGGTTTAATCCTTATGTAGGTGGTACTTCACCATTCTTTGGAATGTCTCCTACAAATGGTCCTCTTCCCAAAGATCTAGTTCTTGGAGATATAGATACTGAACGAACGGGGGCTTTAGTTATTCCTGATGAATATGGAGATTTTGTATTTGGTATAAGTAGTAGTGATGCTATTGGTCAATCTGTTACTTTGTATTTTGAAAACCCATTACAATATAATTTTGTAGGAGTTACTGTAAATAATACAGATGATACTGGAGTTGATTATACTACACTGTGGCAACAAGTTGAAACTTTAACTATGAATTGGGTAGATACTACAGGAGCTACTGTTGCTGTAGGTTCATTTTTAGGGGGTCAACCAGTGCCTTTAACTGTTGCCCCTTTAAATCCAACACAAACCGCAGTATATGTAACAGATAGTCCAGTACCGATTGTTGGTTTAAGAGCAGGACAAAATGCTCCCTTTAATACAACTGCTTCTTTATATTCAAACCAAAACTTCCCAGTTATTACCTCACCAGGAGTAAATGTTGATTTTACTTATAATGAATTTAATGCTGTTATTAATAATGCTTTAATAACTGAAGGTGCTCCTGGTTTTTATGATCTTGACTATACACAAGGGATAACAATCCCTGTTAATTACGATTCTGTAATTTCTGCTTCTATATTTAATCAAGGATTTTCCCCACTCGCTCCAGTTCAATCTTATAACTGGAATGTTAGAAGGAGTATATTACCACGTTATAGTGGTTCTAAAATGATAGCCCAAAACTATAATACTTGGAGTTTAGGAGATCAATCATTTGGCAAAGACCCAGTTATTAATTACTATGGTAATATTGCTTTTAATATTGATTATGTTCAGGGTACTTACCCTGAAATGGCTAAGGGCACAGCTTTAAATGTTAAAAATATTGGAATTTTTCAAGATCCATCTAAAACAGAAATTGTAGATCAAAATAACCCTAATGTATTTAACTTTTTAATAGATCAATACTTAGGTTATAATCAATCTGCTCAAATTTTCTCTAACGATGTTTCTCCTATAAAGGATAATAAAATTATAACTGCTAACGGTCAAATAGGCTTCCCAGCAAATTCTGTATATTTTATCCCAAGACAACAAACTTTTGGAGCAGGAGCCCCTTATAATTTTAGTGGTTCATGGGTTGACAGTACTAGAGGTGGGTTAGTATTTTATGGTACAGGTTATACCCCGGCTTCACCTTTTATTCTTAAGGGACAAGTCGTTGATGATAATGATAGATATGCTACAGGTTCTAATTTTGAAACTGTATTTACTGCTTCTCTTTTAGTAAGTGCTAGTTTAGAAGCTGGTAATAGGTGGTTTGTATCTTTATATAGTGGTTCTTCTTATCCCTTACCTACTTTTGACGAATACTACAATAGTCAATCTTTAATGATTCCTTTTAATAGTGGATCTAATATTGACCATACTGGGGTTAATTCGTTGGCTACCCAGGGAGTGTATGAAATTGCTAGTATAAATCTAATCCCCTCAGGTAGTAGTGGTTTTGGAAATGGAATGTTAAGTGGAACCACAGCAAGCTTTTGGCAATTCAAAACTGGATCAGGATATGAAGTACCTGAAGATAGACCTGTAGGAACTGATGGTCAGGGAAATATAAGTGTAGATAATAGTTTATCAGCTTTAATTTGGCAAGCCAACCCATTCCCACAACCTGTAATTTTAGAGATTCGCTCAGATTATTTCCCTTCGGGAATAGGTGAAAGAGGGGGATATGTTATACCTACAAATTTTAATGTTAACATGAAATCTTCATTATCAGTACTCCAAAACACTACTATAACACCACAAGTAACTACAACCGGGACTACTACTGTAAGTTTACCAACCGATCCAGGTGCAGGAAGTGCAACAACAACTGGTGCTGCTCCAACTCAAAATACTAATCTATTCCTCCCAGTAGGTAGAAGAGGTATTTCTAATGGGGAACAAGTAAATGTAGGAAATAAAATTTACATTTGGAATGAAGGAAACCAAACATGGGTATTATCTTCACCAAGTGGAAATTTAAGACCTATGAATTAAACGTGATTAAGAAATAAAATTTTAGTATATTTATAATAAAATCTAGATAAAACAATGGGATATTTAAATAACTCAGTAGTAACTGTAGATGCTATTTTAACTACCAAGGGCCGTCAATTGTTAGCCCAAGCAGATGGTGGTTTTAGAATTACACAGTTTGCTCTAGCAGATGATGAGATCGATTATACTTTATATAATCCAAACAATCCTTCAGGTTCTGCTTACTATGGTGAAGCAATTCAAAACATGCCTTTGCTTGAAGCTTTCCCTAACGAAACTCAAATAATGAAGTATAAACTTATTACTTTACCTCGTGGTACTGCTAAACTACCTATCCTAGATCTAGGTTTCTCTTCAATCACTATTAAACAAGGAGCCTCATTAGCAGTTAATCCACAAACACTTAATTACACAGGTGGTAACCAAGTAGAACCTTCAGGTTACACGTTTACTATCTCTGATGTTAGATTAATGAGCACATTTACAGGTGCTGGTGTTAACACACCACAAGCTCAGGCTCTTAATCAGACTACAACTATAGGTACTTCAGTATCTAAAACAGTAGTAGGTACTACATTGAATTTAAAAGCAACTACTGTTAATACATTATTTGGTTCAAACTCCCAACTAAATGCTACACTAACAGTTGAAGGTAGAGATTCAGGAGCAAGAATTATTATACCAGTAACAGTAACTCAAGTATCTTAAAACATAGACTATGTCATTTAAAAGATTAGAAGCAGACGATTTTGTAGTATCTTCGGATTCGATTACCGCCCCTATGTGGGTAGGGAATGTTCCTACATTAACTTATTTCTTTACCTCCTCTACTCAAGCTGCAGGTCAATCAGGTAATTATTATTTAAACGTTTATTCCTCATCAGCTGCCCAAGATATTCAATTTGCAATTGCTTATGGTAATGCTGAGGGAAGTGGAAGTTTATTATATAATAGTAATGTAAATGGACTTTCATATACTTCTACTATCTATGGTCAATACCAGAACTTAGTATTAGGTGATGAAAACGCTGCTTTTATCTTTGGAAATGTAACATCTTCAGATTTCTGGGCTATTTCAGTTGAAAGAAATCGTTATAAGGAATCAATTTTTCCTGGGTCTTTAACTTTAGAATTATCAGGTTCATTAGGAGTTATTTCATTAACAGATGATAGTAATTATGCAACTACTACTACATTTACTGAAGCTGGTAGAGTATTTAATATTATTTCAGGATCAGCAGGTGTTAAAGATACATCTTTAAATCCTGATGGATGGTCTCCAAATAGTGGTTCTTATGGTTGGTTACTTCCTGATATTGCAACTATTTTATTAAACCCAACGGCTCTAACAGGTTCATTAGTTGCAGGAGGTATTGGTTTAAATGTTAATAGATCTTCTAATACAACAGGTAATAATAATCAAAAATTATTTTTAGCAATCTCAGGCTCAACAGCTTCTACATTTACTCTTAATTCACAAGAAACTGTAACTTCAGATTTTATATTTGTAAGACCTAGAAGCTCAGAATTTAACTACTCAGAAAACCCATCATTTATTTCAGGTTCAACTGGTGAGGTATTATATTCAAGCTTTGTAGATAACCCTCAAGTATATATTACTACAGTTGGTTTGTATAATGATACTAATGAATTATTAGCTGTAGCTAAATTATCTAGACCACTACTTAAAGACTTCACTAAGGAAGCCCTAATCCGCGTTAAGCTAGACTTCTAATGAATGGGTATCGCCTACAAACAATTCCTAGCCTCTGATATAAAAGTATTACCGTTTACGGTTAATAAAGGATTTTCTCTTCCCGAATCTCAATTTGCTACAGGTTCTGATGGTCAATTAACAGGTATTGATAGATTTTTAGGTCAAAATAGTGGTTCATTTGAAACTAATCAAACAACCACTGGTACTTTATCTACTCAATATCAGGTATTAGTTTATAATTCGATTCAAGAGCTTTATTATTCAAACTTTTTAACTCAAAGTTTTGGTGATGCTGTCCAAACAGCTAGTTTATTTCCGGGAGCTAATTCTGAGGGGGATATGTTAGTAGGGTCAGCAGATTCAACAGGTAGATACTTTAATTATCTTCAATCTACACTTACTGCTTCAAGATATTTCCCAACTGGTTCAAATGATTTTATAGGGGTAATTTCAATACCTTCTAAATTATTTGGAGATAATATTCAACCCCAATCATTCAATTATACTTTCACTTCAGGTAGTGTTCATACTATAACCGATGATGGTCAGGGTAATCTAGTTTCAGCTAGTGTAAATATAGGAAATATAATTTATCCACACGGATTAGCTATTATAACTGATCAAGCTTTAGCTTCGGGTTCAGTAGAAGCTACAAACGTAACTTGTTCATTTTCTTCTTCATATACAATTTTTGAAACACAATACAAGTGTACTATCAGAGAAAGTGAATTTAATTATACTTTAAATCCTTCAACTGTATCAAGTAGTGCTAATATTTCAGGTTCTTGGTATAATTTCGCTTACCCAACTGGTTCTGTTTATGATTATGTTACTTCATCATATTTTTCACCCTATATATCAACAATAGGGTTGTATAATGAAAACCAAGAGTTGTTAGCAGTAGCTAAATTGGCTCAACCCCTACAAACATCCAATACAACGGATACAACAATACTAATTAATTTAGATCGATAAAAAATGTGGTTATATAAAAACGAACCTATGGAGGCACTCTCCTCCTTCCCTGAAGGGACCTTTGGTTTTATCTATAGAGTAGTTCACGAACCAACAGGTAAAACCTACATTGGTAAAAAAGTTTTATTCCATCAAAAAAAAGTAAAACTTACTAAAAATGAACTACTAGAGTATGCTCACGTAGCTGGTAGAAAACCAGCCTATAAGCTAGCTATGAAAGAATCAGATTGGGAATCATACTATGGTTCAAATAAGGAGATTGTAGCTATGT